TACCACCTACTGCCGATTTACAAGGTACTTTTCTACCTGTTGTTAATGAACAAGCCATAGTTTTTATATTGTTTTAAATAAAAAAGGGTAGATGTGCATTAAGCATACCCACCCCTTTTAATGATTATTAATTATTTATTAAGAATAAAGAACGATATCTCCACCGAATACGTGTTGTACTCCTGCAGTAAATCTCATTATTACTCTTACATTTTGCGAACCATCGATATCTGACATATCAATTACTTTAACTTCGTTTTGGTCGTTTAAGATACCTGTTCCGAAATATAAGTTTGATTTTTGTGCAGCTACCATAGTGTTGTCTGCTAAACCTTTTGCTACGAAAATGTTGATACCATCGAAAGATAACTCTCCACCGTTGTACCATTGAGTTCCTTTGTTGTCAGAACCATTTGCTCCAATAGTTGCAGCGAATCCTCCTAATGCTCTAATGTAAGCTCTTGCTACATTTGAAGAAACATATAAAGTTAAATCTTCTTGTCCGTAAACAGCAGTTGGAATTGCATCTACTACCTTACCTAATTCAGCGATTACGTTTGCAGAAGTTACAGTTGTTCCTACTACATCGATTACATCACTATCAGCAGTTAACTTTGCAGTAAACCCATCAAATTGTCCACTTGTTGCAGTTGCTCCACTCCAAATACTTTTCTCTGTTCTATCAGCTACTTTTGCAGCTACGTGAGAAATTACAAATTCAGCGAAAGATGGTGCTAAATTATCAAATGCAGAATAACCCATTTGAGCAGCTTCCCAAGAGTTATGTAAATCTTTCTTACACAATTCTAAATTAACTTGAAGTTCTTTAGGTTGTAATACTGCTTCTGTTAAAGTTAAAGTTCCTTGATTAGTTACAAAATCACAAGATGCATCTTTTACGATGTCATCAGTTGCTCCTTTTTGGATAACAGATTTAAACTTTACGTTTGGTAAAATTGAAATAGCACCACTATCTAAAGTTGATGCTGATAATAATGCAGCAGCAATGTACTTGCCCGAAAATTCCCCTGCATAAGTTGATGTTAAAGATACACTCATTTTTATTTAATTTATTTGTTATTAAAGTTTGTTTATTTTATTCATTACTCTATCCAATGTAGACATCTTTCTTTTAGATGCAATATTGAATTTTACTTCTGTTTTAGAAACCTCTGCGTTTGTGTTAATTGGTTCAGCAGCTGGTTCAGATAATTCTTGTTTTACTTCTTCAGGAATTTCGTTTACCACATCAGAAGATAATTCTTGTTTTACTTCTTCACTCATTTCTTCTTTAGGCTCTAACATTGCTTTGATTTCTTCAATCATTGATTTAACCTCTGCAAGTTCCTCTTTAGTAGCATAACCCATTTCTTCTTTTTCTTCTTCTTTAGCTTCTACTTCTACCTCAACTTCTTCTGCTTCTTCGTTTTCAGATTTCATTTCTTTAATGATACCTTCTTCTTCGATTACTAAAGTTTGTCCATCTTCTAAAACGTACACTCCGACAGGTAGGGACACTTTCTCATCTTCTGTTACGATAAAGATTTCGTTTCCTGCCTCGAATTTATCTGCTTCTAAAACAGTTCCGTTTTCTAATTTCATTTGTTCAAGTTTTACTTCAACTCCTAAAAGAGTTTTTACTTGATTTAACATTTCACTTGGTTTCATATAATTATATAGTATTAAAAAAATTAATTTGTATTTTCGTTTATACAGTAGTTGAGGTTCTACCTATTCCCTGTGCTTGTAAGCTACCATCACAACAATCTTTTGAGTATTTACCATTCTTACATAAGCAACCTCTTTTACTTGCTCTTGGACTTGTTCTACTCGGTGTTTTATTATCGTTATTTTTCATTCTGATTGATTTTGCTTTCTGCCCAACTCTTTGCTGATTTACCACCCCATAACAAATATGAAATGTAACCACAACTTTCAGTATCTCCAGATTCATAATAAACTTCTGCTCTGCTTAAATAAGAAAACATACGTTTGATAGTTTCCATACTTACAGGTTTTCTGTCTGCTAATTGTTGTGCTCTTACTTTACCAACTTGTGTAGCACATTTATTATTTACTTTCTTATTTAGTTCTATACCTCTTTTAGCATTGTTACTTACAGATTGTGGGTAATCAGAAAAACTTTCCATTTCTGTTCTTTTACCTTTCTTTAATCTTTTATCGCTTTTAATAACTGCCTTTATTTGAGATAGCATATACTCTGCCTCTGCTTCTTCTATCTTACTTAATTCTTCTTGTAAATTTTCTTTAGGTCTTTCCATTTTATCGGCAAAATATCCCTCAATTGAAAATCCTTTTACCTTACCTGTTTTTACAAAGTCATTCCAAACCTCATCATTGTTTACTTTTACTGCACCCATCCAAGTACCCACAGGTACATTCATTCCATACTTTCTTGACTTATCGTGAACCTCATCTTCTACTATCCAACTTTCTACTAAAGTAAGTCCGATAATATCGTGTGAGTGTTCTAAAGTAGCTTTACTTTGATTACCATTCATTAAATACATTTGAGATGCTTTTAAGACAGTATCTTTTGAAAAGAATACATAATATTCATCATCTCCACTTCTTCTGTATATAGGTTTGTTTGGTATTAATAAAGCACCTAAAAGTAATTTTTTTTCTTTATCTACTTCTTTTAATTCTATAATATCATTACTTAAAGCAATAAAATCTTCTTCAATAGCAGGATTTTCTACAACTGAAATAGCCTCAATACCTATTTCGTTATTTTCTTCATCTAAAACTAACTCAATTATATTCATATTCGTATATAGTTATTTTATAATTATTTTGTATTTTTAAATCGATGCACCATCTACAATGTTTCTATCCATACTTTGTGCAGTTGTTACATCGTTAGAAACTACATATGCTCTTGTAGGTTCTTGTGATTGACTTCCAATAGCATCTGCTAATTGATTTGTATTACTTGCACCTACTACATTAAATGCAGGAGGTTGAGATATTGTAGAACCACCTCCAACAGAACCACCTCCACCACCAACTGAACCACCACCAACACTTGGTACTTTTACAGAAACAATTTGTTTAACTGTTTTTAAACCATTAGAAAGAATAGCAGCAGCATTAATAAACTTTAAAGCAGTGTCAAACGGAGTAGCTGTTCTCGCAGCTAAAGCATCTGTAACCCCTTGATATGTGTTTATAGTTGCAGCAGCAATTGCCAAACCTTTACCAACAGCAGTGTTTTCTCCTGCTACCTGTGTTAATTGATTTAAAGCATTACCAACTGCCATTGTTTTTTGTCTTGCAGAATTTTCCTCTGCTTTATTTATAGCTTCTTTTGCTTTTGATATTTCTTTTTCTCTTGTTAAATTTGTTTGTCTTGACTGCTCTGTAAATTCATCTAAAGCTATTTGTGCATCTATTTTAGCTTGTGTTCCTGCATTCGCATTATCAACTATTGCTTGAAGTCTTACACTTTCTTGTTCAGCCTCTAATAAGTCAATTTCTTTTAATTTCTCTAATCTTAAAAGTTCATCTTCTATTTGTTCAGCATTAAACCTTTTTCTTTCAATAGATAGTGTACTTTCGCTTTCAAGTTTGCTATTTGATAATGCAATTGCTTCTTTATCTAAAGCATTCGCATTTGTTTTTTGTTCACTTATAAAACCTTCAATTTGTGCTTCAATTGCTTTTTCGTTATTTTGTGCACTTAATAAAGCAACATAGTTTTCGATGTTTCCATTTCTATCAAATTCAGCTTGTGCAGCAGCAGTTTGCAATTCAGCTTGTTTCATCATATCAATCCTTTGTTGTTCAAGGATTTTTAGAAGTTCATCATTTGCTTTTTTTCTTACTTCAATAGATTTAGAATCATCATCTCTAATTTGTCTTTGTTGTTCAGCAAGTCTGTCATTTTTCTCAACCAAACCAGCTTGTATTTCAGCAGCAACCTCTGCACTCTTTTTTAATTCAACTAAACTTTTTGCTTGTTCTAAAGCAGATTTAACACTAATCTTACTTAAGTTTTCCCCTGCTACACTTGCTATGTTTCCTATCTCTCCAACTGCATCTGAAAAATTATTGTAAATATCCTTACCTGCATTAGCAACATCTATTCCTGTATCAATTAAAGATTTTCTTGTTTCTGCAATACCTATATTTAATTCTTTTATTCTCTCTTTATCCTTACCACCAAAGAAGGATTCTTCCCAAGCTAATTGTGCTTGTTGTAGTCCTAACTTAATAGCAAAGAAACCTAACTTTAAAGGTGTAATACCTATCGTTATAAGACCACCTAAAACCTTTGAAAGTCCATTAAAGTTTTCAGAACTTTTAGCAACTGCATCATAGGTACTTATAAAGGCACTTACTACTTGGTTTACAACAATAGAAAATGTTTCAAGACCTGTTGAGAATATATCTACAACTCTTTGGTTTTGACTAAATATTTCTTTCATTGTAGTTAAAGCAGAAATAACTAATCCAATACCGACAGCTTTCAAAGCTAATCCAAACCCTTTAATTCCTTTTGAAACAGAACGAGCCGATTTCTCAACAACGCTTAAAGACTTGCTTGTTTTTTCATTCCCCTTTACAACCTCTTGATTTAATTCAGTTACAGATTCAGAAACCTTTTTAATTTCTTTTATAGCCTTATCTGTTTTCGCTTCTAAATCAATTATTATTTTTTCTGCCATTTTATTTCTTGTTTAAGTGCTTTATACCCATCCTTTATTGTAGTAGGTAGTTTGTGTTTACCTTGTGCAATTCTGATATTCTCTGTTTCTCCTTTAGCGTATTTTAATAGTTCTAATATATTCTTTATCATTATAAATCGTTTAATAATTCTAATTGAGATTTTCCTGTTTCTAAATTACTTGTTATTGAATTAATCTTATAACTGTTTCCATTAATTATAAACCTATCTGATAAAGTGTAATTAAGTAATATGCGTAATGGTAGGTATGCACTTAACTTTGTTAATCTGTTTGATGGATTAAAAACACTTATAATATAATCTTGATAATATTCTTTAAATAAAGTATTTGTATAAGTACCAAACCTATATTCGTTTTGTTCTGCTTTAAAATTAATGTTTGCAGTATTTACATTATCAACAAAAGAAACTGCATTAGATGGCATTATTATGCTTCCTGTAATTTCTTTATGTGA